CGCGACCAAAACTCCCCAATCGGTTCAAACAAGCGACAATTGGTGCAAAACGGACACACTTCAGTCCGAATTGATGCAGACTCACCCTTTATCAGTCCAGACCGGTCGGGGGCTAATTGAAAAAGGCACGCAAGGGCGCTACAAAGCCACGATTGCAGAACGCACCGCTCCAAGGCGCATCTAGGATTGATGAGATCAAGAAATTCCTAGAAGATTGCAAGCTAGAGCTACTGCCGTGGCAAGAATACGTCTTAACGGATATGCTTAAGGTTGACAAGGATCAAAAGTGGCGCAGAAAGACCAATCTGCTACTGGTGGCACGTCAAAACGGCAAAACACACCTAGCACGCATCCGCATCCTTGCCGGGTTGTTTATTTTTGGTGAAATGAATATAGTTGCAATGTCATCTAATCGCGGCATGGCTCTTGATACCTTTCGCAAAGTCGTTGACGTAATTGAGGACAACCCGCACCTAATGGCGCAGGTAAAACAGATCCGCGTGGCTAATGGTCAGGAATCGGTAGAGCTGCTTTCGGGCGCTCGGTACGAGATAGTCGCGGCTACAAGAGATGGAAGCCGTGGTAAGACCGCGGATCTGCTTTACATAGACGAGTTACGCGAAATTGATGAAGATTCGTGGACTGCGGCTAAGCCAATCACCCGTGCACGCCCTAACAGTCAAATCTTTATGACCAGCAACGCCGGTGATGCCTTTAGCACAGTCTTAAATGACCTTAGAAGCCGCTGTTTGAGCTACCCGCCGCCTACTATGGGCTTTTGGGAGTATTCTGCCGATGATTGGGCAAAGATAACCGACAAAGACGCGTGGTATCAAGCCAACCCCGCTTTAGGCTATCTGATAGACGAAGAAACTATTGCTGAAGCCATTGCCACATCTAGCGTGGAAGCAAGCCGTACCGAAACGCTTTGTCAATGGGTAAGCGCACTCAAATCGCCATGGCCGTACAGAGCCTTTGAAGATCTGACAGTTCAAGACTTACAAATCCTACCGGGACTTCCCACAATTTTCGGAATGGATATATCCGTCAATAAAAAAATGGCTTCACTTGTGGCAGGGCAGATGCGAGAGGATGGCAAGATCGCCGTGGGCGTGATTGCGCAGTTTGAGAGCCAAGTAGCTATTGATGAGTTAAAGATGGCTGTGGAAGTCAATGACTGGGCAAAACAATACAAGCCACGAATGATTTGTTTTGATAAATACAGCACGATGAGCGTGGCAGAACGATTGCAACAATCGGGACACAAAATCCAAGATATGTCTGGGACTGTGTTTTACCAAGCCTGTTCTGACCTATATGATGCAATTGTGAACGCGCGAATCGTTCACATCGGACAGGCTAGCTTGGTGGACTCCATGAATAACTGTGCGGCTAAGGAAAGTGATGCGGGTTGGCGAATCGTTAGACGAAAGTCAGCCGGGGACGTGTCAGCGGCAATTAGCCTTGCAATGGTTGTCCACCAGCTGCTTAAGCCACAAAGCAAACCGCAGATAATTGTCTAAAATGCGTGAAATGTCCGAATTGTGTGGTATCCTTAAACGATGGGTCTTTTTGATCGTTTCCGCCCTGCGAAAATAGAGGCGCAAGCTGCTCCGCAGCTAATGACTGATTCTTTTAATTATTATCTACCCGGCTTAATGACTGCGGTAGGTCGCGATGAAGCAATGTCCGTTCCTTCCGTTGCACGTTGCAGAAATCTTATTGCTGGCACGATTGCAAGTTTTCCTTTAGAGCTTTACAAAAAATCTACTGGTGAAAAACTAGGCAAACCATTATGGCTTGAACAACCTTCTATTCACCAACCATTAAGCACAACTCTTGCATGGACAGTTGACTCATTACTATTTTATGGCGTTGCTTATTGGCGTGTAACAGAAACTTATTTTGATGATGGTCGCCCTGCACGATTTGAATGGGTAGCACCGGGTCGCGTTTCATATCGCACCGATGCGAACACGAATTATATTATTCAATACACAATAGATGGCACAGATGTACCGATGTCAGGTCTTGGATCACTTGTTACATTTAGCGCACTCGATGAAGGTGTTTTGCAACGCGGCGCACGCACACTTCGCAGCGCAATTGATTTGGAAACTGCAATGCGTGTTGCATCTGCAACTCCAATGCCTTCAGGTGTCATTAAAAATACAGGTGCAGATTTATCACCTGAAGAGGTGCAATCAATTCTTGCATCGTGGAAGTCAGCACGCGAGCGCAGATCTACTGCATATCTAACAAGCACTCTTGATTATTTACCAACTGCTTTCTCACCGCGCGATATGATGTTTGTGGATGCAATACAAAGCACAGCTACGCAAGTCGCTAGAATGATGAACGTACCTGCGTATTACATAAGCGCTGACATGAACAACTCTATGACGTACGCAAATGTCCAAGATGAGCGCCGTCAATTTGTCTCTCTTTCTCTCGCGCCGTATGTCCACGCAATTCAAGATCGTTTATCGATGGATGACATAACCGCGCGAGGGAACATTGTTAAATTTAATGTCGAAGATGCTTTCTTGGCTGTAAATGCTTTAGAGCGTTTAGCAGTCATTGAAAAAATGCTTGCACTCGGTTTGATTAGTATTGAGCAAGCAATGGAAATGGAAAACCTAAGCCCGAACGGAAACGATACAGATGAACCTAACGTTCTCTAACGATATTACCTGCAACACCGAGGAACGTACTATTACCGGCAAGATTGTGCCGTTTGGTAACGAAATTGGACACACTTCCGCAGGTAAAGTTGTCTTTGCTAAAGGCTCAATCGAGATTGCAAGCAACCCTAAGCCAAAACTATTGCTTGAGCATGATCCAAAGAAGCCAATTGGTCGCATGATTTCTTTTACCGAAGAAGAAGATGGAATTTACGCAACTTTCAAAGTATCCAATACAACACGCGGAAACGATGCACTCATTGAAGCATCTGAGCAACTTCGCAGCGGTTTATCCGTAGGCGTCGAAGTTGTAGATTCCAAGCGTGAAGGAAATATCTTGCGCGTATTGGCAAGCAAGATGTACGAAACAAGTCTTGTTCAAGCAGCAGCGTTTAAGAGCGCTGAAGTCTTGAGCGTTGCAGCTTCAGATGAAGCTGAAGAAAACCCAACAAACGAAAGCGAGGCAGTCGTGGAGAATACTCCAGACACCGCATCTGTTGAGCCTAAGGTCGAAGCCCCTGCGGTAGAGGCTGCTCGCCCAACAGTTGCAGCACCAATGTACACAAAGCCACGCATCCAAGTAACACCAGCTCTTTATGTCGAGAACACAGTTCGTGCTGCTCTCGGTTCTGAAGAAGCTCGTCAATGGATCGCGGCTGCATCTGATACAGATACCACAACAGACGTACCCGGACTCGTCCCAACACGTCAACTAACAGAAGTTATTAATCCAAAGTCAACTGGCGTACGCCCCACAATTGAAGCCATCAGCTCGGGGACATTGCCTGATGCTGGGATGAAATTTCAAATCCCACGCGTCAAGACTGCACCAACAGTCGCACAGACAAACGAAGGTGCATCATTCTCAGATACACAGGTTGAAATTGAATACCTTGATGTAGATGTCAAGAAGTTTGCAGGTATGCAGAAGTTCTCGGTAGAAGTACTTGATCGTACTTCACCAGCATTCTTCGCAGAACTAACAGCGCTTATGGCTGATGCTTATGCAAAAGCAACAAACGCTTATGCTTTCGACACAATTGCTTCAGTTGCAACTGTCGATGCAACAACAATTACCCTTCCTTGGGATGGTGCTGAGCTTGCAGGTTACGTTGCTCGCGGTGCTGCTGATATTTACAGCAACACTTTTGACTTCGCAACTGGCTTGATTGCATCACCTACACAATGGTCAAATCTCATCGGTTTGGTAGATTCACAGAATCGCCCAATCCTTACCGCAATCCAGCCACAAAATGCTGCTGGTTCAGTAGCAGTCAACGCAATCCGTGGAAACGTACTCGGACTTGATCTCTATGTAGATTACACACAGTCCGGCGATGGCGATGCAACACTTATGATTGTAAGCCGCGATGCGTTCACATGGTACGAAAGCCCACGTCTCCAGCTCCGTGCTGAAACTGTTGGCTCAGGCAAGATCGAGGTTGGACTCTATGGCTACGGCGCACTAGCGACCAAGAAGCCAAAGGGTGCATTCCGTTTCAACAAGGCGTAGTTCTAGCCTAGAAGTAGAGTTACCCCGGCGCACAGCCCTTGCGCCGGGGCTAACATAGAGAGGAAATTATGGCAGCCACTTATGTAACCGAAGCTGAATTGCGTTCAGCCCTTGGCATCGGTGCGCTGTATTCTTCCGCTGTTGTTGAAGAAGTTTGCCAAGCAGCAGAAAACATTGTCAAGGGCAAGTTATGGTTTAACTCTGAATCTGTTTATGCGCTGGAAGCAACAGGAACAACAGGTCGCATTTATCTTTATGAAAACGCAGATCGCTTTATTGTAGGCGACACAGTAACAGTTGAGAACGTAAGACAACATTTTAACGGCAATCAAACAATCACAAAGGCTAATGGCATTTGGATTGAATTTGTCAATGCTCAAATTACAACCCGCGCTTATCACAACATAGCGCCATGGGGTCGCGTGTACGGCACACAGGCTATTGATTATGCAACCCTTCCCGAAGTCAATCAAGCAACCCTTATGATTGCTGTTGACATATGGCAAGCCCGCCAAGCATCCAACGCTGGTGGCATTTCACCTGATTTCCAACCTTCTCCTTATCGCATGGGTAATACACTCATGGCACGCGTTAGAGGCTTGCTTGCGGATCACCTAGCACCGGGCGGTCAAGTAGGGTGAGCGCAATAACAACCCTGCGGGGAACAATCGCGACTGCGCTAGCTGATAATGCGAGCTGGCAGGTGTTTTCCTTCCCACCTGCTAGCCCGCTTGCTAATTCAATTATCGTGCAACCCGGCGATCCATACATTGAGCCTTCAAACGATCATTACAAAACAGTCAAGCCGAAAGTTAATTTCAAACTTGTTGTGCTTGCACCAATGTTTGATAATCAGGGCAATCTGACAAACATTGAAGATTTCTACCTTAACATTGTGAATAAGCTAGAAGCGTCATCGATTGCATATACAATTGGGACATTCAGCGCACCCGCAGTCTTGACTGGCACAGTAGGCGATCTATTGTCCGGTGAAGTATCAATCAGCGTTCTATCCGATTGGAGCTAAAAAATGGCTGATAATGACAAAGAGCGCGAGGCTTTCTTGGCTAAGATTGGTCAAGTAGCTCCAAGCGCACCAAAACCCGCAACCGCTAAGAAAGACGAGGAATAACCTAAATGGCTATTTTCTTAAATAACAAGGTTGGTCTAAAGATTAACGCTGTTGATCTTAGCGACCATGTAACTTCAGTAACGCTGAACTATGCAGCGGATGAACTAGAAGTAACCGCAATGGGCGACACCGCACACAAGTTCGTAAAGGGCTTGGAAGCCGGTACGCTCACAGTTTCATTCTTGAATGATGGAGCAGCAACTAGCGTTCTACAAACACTCAATAGCGCATTCGGCACAACTGTCGCGTGCAAGGCTATTCAGCAGAAGGGAACAGCTGTTGACGCAACAAACCCTGTTTATGAGTTTGATATTCTTGTCAACAACCTAACCCCAATTAACGGCGGTGTAGGCGACATGGCAACTCAAGACATTACCTTTACGCTTAACTCAAAGTTAACTGTAAACGCTTCAGGTACATTCTAAATTAGGAGAAATGGGCAATGGCAAAGTTAATAGTGACAAGGGCTGACGGGACAAAATCTACTCACCAGATTACTCCCGCTGTCGAATACGCTTTTGAGCAGCAGTTTCGCAAAGGTTTTCATAAAGCCTTTCGTGAAGATGAAAAGCAAGAGCATATTTATTGGCTTGCTTGGGAATGTCTACGCCGCGCAGATGCGCCAGACGTTAAGCCGTTTGGTGCTGCATTTCTGGACACGCTCGCTGCCGTAGATGTGGTGGCAGACGATTCCCCAAATGGCTAACGCGCGATTCTTTTACTTATCGGATAGCTCAACTGAGCATCCATACGGGAATCGCGCCTAGTGAATTTATTAACATGGATCAAGACTTGCTTAAGGCTTTTTACGAAGTCTTAAAGCAACAGGCTAGGGAAAGAGAACATGCCAGTAGAGGTAAAAGGGGTCGTAGAAGCTAGAAAGATTCTGCGCAAATTAGCACCCGATACCTTAAAAGGCTATAACGCTGAAATAGCAGCGCCATTAAAAGATATTACAAAAGTCGCTCGCAA